ATCATTTTCTTACGCTGGGGCAGGCATATCAATTTAAACTCACAAGTACCGTTCCATTAACTGTAAGCGTTGGTACATCGGACGTGGTAACGCTCCTGCATCGATACACGTCTGGCAATGATACCTTTTACTACATTGTCGGCATTGGAAAATCAGGTGCAGCAGCGGGAATCTATGTAAATAATATCAAGCAATTTGTGGCGCGGATTAAATAAGGGGATGCAGAGTTGGATGATTGGATTATTAAATATTGGTTAGAAGCATTGTTTGCTTCGGTTACCGCAGTGATTGGCTACGCTTTGAAACGAATCTGGACAAAACAAAAGCAGCAGACGGTGCGGCAGTTAGCAATGGAAGATGGTTTAAAAGCGTTATTGCACGATCGTATTTATCAGAGCTATGTGGATTGTGAACACAAGGGGTTTGCAAGTTTAAAGGATTTGGAGAACTTGGGTTACCTTTACCCACCATATAGCGCATTGGGCGGGAACGGCACAGGAACGGAACTGTTTGAAAGAATGAAAAAAATGCCGGTTGACCCGGCGGAAAGAGGACATATATGATACAGTTTATATCTTTAACTCTAATGGCAATTATCGTAGAGGGCTTGATTACATATCTAAAAACATTTTTTATCGGAGGGAAGCCGCAATGGCAGATGCTTGTTGGAATTGGACTCGGTGTTACGGTCTCACTGGTATATAATGTAGATATTTTCGCTTTACTCGGAATTACTTCCACGGTTCCATATGTCGGTGCAGTTTTGACGGGCATCTTGATCAGTCGGGGCAGTAACTATATCTTTGATTTGATTAAGATGCTACAAGTAGCAAAGACATCTGACTCATCTCAGTAATATCAATAAATCATAATATGTTGGGGCAGTCCTTCGGGGCTGCCCTTACTTTTTTCGTGAAAGGGGTATCTAAAGTGACTGGAAAAGAAAAAGGTGCGGTTCATCAAATGAGGAAGGAAGGTTTAAGCTATTCGGTTATTGCTGCTTCACTTGGTATATCCGTGAACACCATAAAATCTTTCTGCAGGAGGAGCGGTATATGCCCCAATACTGCACTACCCATCCATAAACCAGTGACTGATACGCTGCAAGGTGATTTTTGTAAAAGCTGTGGCAAAAAATTGAGGATGAAGCCGAAGAGCAAGCCCAGAATGTTCTGCTCCGAGGAATGTCGCAGGGACTGGTGGAAGATCAACAATGTTAGTCCCAACAGAAAGGCTTACTACTGCCTAATCTGTTCTTGCTGCGGAAAAGAATTTGAAAGCTATGGCAACAGCAGTAGAAAATACTGTTCTCATGCCTGTTATATACAAGATCGATTCAACGTGAAAGAGGTGATTTCCGATGACGCATGAGCAGTTTGAACATGAAAAAAACTACAGAACCTCTCTCGCAATCGCAAAAATGATGCTTGCTAAGGGAATCATCAACGAAAAGGACTACCAGAAAATTGATACAATTCTACTTGAAAAACACCAATCATTATTGGGATGTTTACGTCACTAAATTACTTGATTACAAGGGTATACAGAGGTAACATGTACGTTGAAAGGAGGGGGTTTTATGGCCAGAAATATACAAAAAATTGAACATACGGCACCCCAAGTACGCGTATTAAAGCGTGTGGCTGCTTATGCAAGAGTATCCAGTGGTAAGGACGCAATGTTACACTCACTTTCGGCACAGGTCAGCTTCTACAGCAATTTGATTCAGATGCATCCCGGCTGGCAGTACATAGGCGTTTATTCCGATGAAGCTGTGACTGGTACAAAAAGCGAAAGGCCGGAGTTCCAAAGACTGATTAAGGATTGCCAAACAGGAAAAATCGATATGGTAATCACTAAATCTATCTCACGCTTTGCAAGAAACACAGTAACCCTGCTGGAAGTTGTACGTGAAATGAAATCACTGGGAATTGATGTCTATTTTGAAAAAGAGAATATACACTCCACGAGCGGGGATGGTGAGTTGATGCTTACCATCCTCGCTTCTTATGCACAGGAAGAAAGCCTATCTGTTAGTGAGAACTGCAAATGGCGCATTCGCAATCGATTCAAAGATGGAGAGATTGCAAATTGGCGATTTATGTTTGGATACCTCAGCATGAACGGCAAGATGAAAATTGAGCCACAAAAAGCGGCGATTGTCCGCTCAGTTTTCCACGATTACATCAATGGAAAAGGAACAACAGAAATTGCACACCGACTTCAATCAGAGGGTATCCCTACATTGTTTGGCGGAAAGTGGTCAGCTAGAAGTATCAAAATGATGCTCCGTAATGAGAAATATGCAGGCAATGCATTATTACAGAAGCGTTTTGTGTCAGACCATCTAACAAAGACTCTTTTGCACAACAATGGACAGCTTCCTAAGTACTACGCAGAAGGGACACATGATGCTATTGTCGATACGGAAACCTTTCAGAAAGTTCAAATAATTTTGGAAAGCAGTAAAGAGAAATTTACTGCCAAGGTATCGACAACTTCTTTCTACCCATTTACACATATGATTCGATGTGCTAATTGCGGTAAATATTATAAGCGACAGGCCTGCCACGGAAGAGTATATTGGAATTGTGCGACCTTTTTACAGGAAGGCAAGTCAGTCTGCCACACTAAGCAAATTCCAGAAGACATCTTGATAGCGGTAACCACTGAGGTCTTGGGACTTTCTCAGTTTGATGAGGCAGCTTTTATAAAACAAATCCGAGAAATAGTAGTACCTGAATTTAATGTGCTTATTTATATTTTTTCCGACGGACAGCAAATCGAGCGCATATGGAAAAACAGCTCACGCAGTGAAAGCTGGAGTGAATCACTACGGCAGCAGGCACGAGAACGCTTGAATGCCAGAAATGGACTACAATGATGGGTGCAAAAACGGTAACCGTTATCCCTCCAATAGCTAGCCGCTTCGTACCAACCCTTACGGCACCTACCCCCCAAAAGCGTGTGGCAGCCTATGCCCGTGTATCCACAAATAATGAAGAGCAGCTTTCGAGCTATGAAGCACAGGTGGATTATTACACTCGCTATATACATGCCAATGAAGAATGGAATTTTATCGAGATTTATACTGATGAGGGAATTTCTGCAACAAATACAAAAAAGCGTGAAGGTTTCAAGAGAATGGTTGTAGATGCCATCGACGGGAAGATCGATATGATCATCACCAAGTCGGTTTCACGTTTTGCCCGAAATACAGTGGATACCTTGACCACAGTTCGGAAACTGAAAGAAAAAGGTGTAGAAGTTTATTTTGAAAAAGAGAACATTTATACTCTTGACAGCAAGGGAGAATTACTTATTACAATAATGAGCTCACTCGCGCAGGAAGAATCCAGATCGATAAGTGAAAATGTCACATGGGGTCAAAGAAAGCGTTTTGCAGACGGTAAGGTCAGCCTACCATATAAGCAGTTCCTCGGCTACGAAAAAGGGCCCGATGGATTTCCACAAATTGTGGAAGAACAAGCCAAAACAGCTCGTCTGATTTATAGGCTTTTCCTTGAGGGGAAAACACCATGCGGCATTGCAGCGTATTTAACCCAGAGCGGTATTGTTACACCTTCCGGAAAAGAAAAGTGGCCAGCCAGTACAGTCGCGAGCATACTCACAAATGAAAAATATAAGGGCGATGCGATTCTGCAGAAAAAATTCACGGTTGATTTTCTCAATAAAACGATGAAGGTCAATGAGGGCGAAGTCCCACAGTATTATGTTGAAAATAGCCATCCCGCCATTATTCCACCCGAAACATTTGAATTGGTGAAGGAAGAGTTCAGACGGCGAAGAGCTGCAGGGGGGCACACAAGTGCAATAAACTGTTTTGCCAGTCATATCATATGCGGAGATTGCGGCGGGTACTATGGCAGAAAAATATGGCACTCAGGCAGTAAATATGCATGTACGGTTTGGCGCTGCAATAATAAGTTCAGAAAGAAAGAGTTTTGTACCACGGTGCATCTGAAAGAAGAAACAGTAAAAAAAGCATTTATCAATGCTTTCAACAGCATAATCAAAAATAAAGCGCAGATATTGTCCAGCTATGATGATATCATCGCACAAATTACGGATTACAAAAAGCAAGAGAAAGAATGCAGCGAAATTGATGAAGAGTGTGCAGTAATTGAGGTGATAATAGAAAAATTAGTCACTGAAAATGCCTGTTCGTCTATAGAGCAACAGGAATACAACCAAAGATACAGCACTTATGCTGCCCGGTATAACGAACTGCAAAAACGGCTTCATGAATTGAGTGACGAGATCTCGATGTGCAAAGCAAAGCGCAATCAAATGAACGCATTTATTCTTGTGCTTAA